GCCGACCTCGATACGCAGTTGTCCGGCATCGAGAGCGGTGTTGACGTCGACACCATCGAAGGCACCGACGCGACCAACGTGCTCGGCACGGCTCAGACGGGTGATGCTTTTGCCCGTCTCGGAGCTCCGGCTGGTGCTTCGGTCTCGGCCGACATTGCGGCCATCGAAGCTCAAACCGATGACATTGGTGCGGCAGGAGCCGGCCTTACGGCGGCGGATGATGCGGTCATATCCGCGATTGGCGCCCTAAATGACCTAGCTGCGGCCGATTTGCGCGATCTCGTGATCGAAGATCAGGGCGGTGGGGTTTCGCTCGGTTGCGCGATTGCTGTTGTGCTGGCCTATGCCGCGGGCGATCTCTCGACGAATGGCGCAGACTCGACCTACGAAGATCCAAGCGGCACGGAGACGCGCGCGACAGGAACGGTCGCATCGGCCGGCAATCGAGTCGCGGCTATCACCTGCCCGACGTACTGATGCATGTCGTGGCAACCTCCAGGCCATCACGCCTCCGGGTGGCAACCCGAAGGCTGGCAACCAGAAGCAGAGGACGAGCCGCCGCCCGCCCCAACGGCGCCCGTGCAAATCTCTGATATCCCGAGCATCGTAGCGCTACTGGATAGCGGCGAGCACGAGTACGCCCTGAGCCAGTACTTCAGTGACGCTGACAGTTACGCCATCGCCCCAGCCCTCGAGACAGGCTGGTCGTTCGATACTGATACCGGCCTGCTCACGATCGACACCGATGATGAGGATGAGTTCGGTCCGTTCACTGTCACAGCAACCAACGACGTCGGCGACACCGAGAGCAATGAGTTCTCAATCACTGTGACCGATCGGTTCCTCGGGTTCTTACTGCCAACGCTGCGCCATCAGGACGAAACGCTGGTTCACCAAGACGGTACGCTTAGGCATCAGCGTGTTGCCATGCACCATCGGCGGTAATGGGACGAGTTTGCGCTGAGCCAGGCTGTCCTGAGCTTGCGGTGGATAGGCGCCATTGTCTCAAGCACAAGCGAGAGCGTAGAGCGAGAGCTGAGCGCAGCCCAGGATTAGAAGCAGCCCAGGCGTGGTATCGATCGGCTAGGTGGGCCAAGCGTCGAGCACAGCAATTAGCTAGACAACCTTACTGCCAGTGCCCAGAGCACAAGTATCAGAAGGTCATGGCAACTGTTGCGGATCACGTGCATCCCCACAAGGGCAATGAGCATGCATTCTGGAATGGCGAGCTGATGTCACTGACGAAGTACTGCCATGACTCATGGAAGCAGCGCATCGAGAAGCAACGCGTGACCCACCCCGCACACTCTCGGTAGGGAGGGGGGGTAGGTGGGGCTTCGATGAGAAATTCTCGGGGCGCCAGGGGGCTCGGATTTTGTTCCGTACGAATCTTAGGATTTTTTGAGCATGCCTAGACCGCCGAAAGACCCGAAAGTGCGTCAGCGTCGCAATGTGGACGTAACGGCCGCGACACTGATCGACACGAGCCCGCTGGTCGCTGGTCAGAAGCCAGAGTTGCCAGTCAGGACCGACGCAGAAGGGAAGGTCGACAAGTGGCACGAATCCGCGCTCGAGGCGTGGGGCGACATTTGGGCTTCGCCGATGGCGTCGGAGTACACGCAGGCCGATGTTCACCGCGTGGTGATGTACGTCGACCTGCTCGACAAGTATTGGAAGGGAGCGACGGCTCTCGCAGCGGAGATTCGGCTGCAAGGTGTGTGTCTCGGTGTGACGCCCATTGATCGTCGTCGGTTGCAGTGGGAGATCAAACGCGTCGAGCCGGATGGCAGAAAGCCGGAGGCGCCGCAGAGGCCGAAGCGGGTGGCTGACCCGAGGTCGGTCATTAAAGCCGTGACCTGATGGCGAAACTGAAACGGCCGGAGCCGCGGCCGTTCGTGATTTCGGTTCCGAACGACGATGGGCTGGCCTATCCGACGCTGGGACCGCTGGTCTGCGGTTGGATGGAGGACAACCTCGTATTCGGACCAGGGGATCTGCGCGGAGAGCCGCTGGTTCTCGACGACGAGCAGCGCGCGTTCATTTTCCGGTTTTATGAGTTGTTTCCGGAGGGGCATCCGGAGGCCGGGCGGCGGCGGTTTCGACGTTGCGCTCTTTCGATTGCGAAAGGGTTGAGAAAGACCGAGCTCGCGGCGTTCGTAGCTGCGGCAGAGTTGAGTCGTGACTCTCCGGTGCGTTTCGATGGATGGGACGGCAAAGGAGTCCCGAAAGGACGCCCGGTTACCGATCCGTTCGTCGTGATGGTGGCCTACACCGAGGAACAGTCCGACGAGCTGGCGTACGGTGCGCTACGGACGATTCTCGCCGAGAGTCCGATTGCGGATCAGTTCGACATCGGGCTCGAGCGGATCATGCGAATTGGCGGGGATGGTAAGGCGGTGTCGTTAGCTGGGTCTCCGAACGCTCGAGACGGCGCGAGGACGACGTTTAGTTTGTTCGACGAGACGCACTGGCACACGCTCGAGAAGCTCAAGAAGGCGCACCAGGTGATGATGGCCAACTTGCCGAAGCGCAAGTTAGCCGATCCGTGGGCGCTCGAGGTCACTACAGCGTATGAGCCGGGGTCCGGTTCGATCGCCGAGTCGACGATGGAATACGCGCGGGCGATTAGTGAGGGTAGGTCGAGCAAGCCGGAGGACACGAAGCTCTTTTTCTACCATCGGCAGGCGAGTGACGAGCACGATCTTGAAACTGAAGACGGGGCTCGGGCTGCGGCGATTGAGGCGTCGGGTTCTTGCGCTGAATGGCGCGACATTGAAGGCATCGTATCGCTTTGGCGCGACCCGACCACGGATCGGCAGTATTGGGAGCGGGTGTGGTGCAACCGCCCGGTTCAGTCTGCGAAGAAGGCTTTTGATGTCGCGGCGTTCAAGTCGCTCGCGAAGCCACAGACGATCAAGGATGGCGCGACGATTGTTCTTGGGTTCGACGGCGCGCAGTTTCGGGATGCAACGGCATTGGTGGCCACGCATGTTCCGACCGGCTATCAGTGGCTCGCTGGCGCGTGGGAATGCCCATATGGGGCCCAGAACTGGCAGGTTCCGGTCGAAGAGGTCGATACCTGCGTCGACGAGCTATTTGACCGTTACCACGTGTGGCGCATGTACGCCGATCCGCCGTACTGGCAGTCGTGGATTGCGGCTTGGCAGGGCCGGTACGGCGACAAGCGGGTCATCGAGTGGTGGACAAACCGCCGGTCGCAGATTGCCGCTGCTCTTGAGTCGTTCGAGACGGCGATTCGCGAGAAGTCGTTCTCTCACGACGGCAACGAGCTGTACGCCAGGCACATCGGAAACGCTCACCGGCAGGACTTGCCGATGCACGATGACGAGAACAAGCCACGGTGGATGATCCGTAAGGAAAGGTCTGACTCGCCGCGAAAGATAGACGCCGCGATGGCTGGTGTTTTGTCGTGGGAAGCGCGTAAGGACGCGATAGCTTCAGGAGTTGGTGAGGAGCCGGTGTATCCGGTCCCGCTGGATAGGATCGTTGAGCGGCTGGATACGCGGACCCATTGAGAATTCTGCTTGCTGACGGTTCTCTCGTGGCTCTGGACTCAAGAGCGCACGATCTACCGCTATACAGCAGCCGACGTGAACGTATGGGCCGCGATGATCTCGCGGCACCTAACGCTGCCACACCGGTTAGCGTGCGTGACGAACATGCCGAAGGGCATCGACTCGTCGATCGCGATCCTCCCGCTGCCGACGATTGAGGTCTCCGCGGAACGCTGGCCGAGCTCGAAGGGGCTCCCGCAGTGTTTCCGGAGGCTTGATCTGTGGCGCGCGGATGCTGCGGAAGGCTACGGCGATCGAATCGTCAGCATGGACCTCGACGTCGTGGTGACTGCGAGCCTAGATCATCTGTTCGATCGCGACGAGAACGTGGTTTTGTGCCAAGGGAAGGCTGGTAAGGCGCCGTACAACGGTTCGATGTTGCTCTTGAGGGCTGGTTCGCGACCGGAAGTGTACGAGCGGATCAACCAAACCGAGGTCGAGCTGGCGTCGCAGTTGTATCTCGGCTCCGATCAAGCATGGCTCGGTTACGTTTTGGGCCCCGATGAGCCGGTTTGGACCGAAGACGACGGGGTTTACCGGTGGTCGGTGCAGAAATTCCCGGCTCCGGTGAAGAATCGGCGGAATTTTGCGGCATCTCGCAAGGCTCTGCCGCTTCAGGAGCGAAATCCGAGACCGCCGGAGAACATGCGAGTGTGTTTTTTCGCCGGAGCGTACAAACCGCGTGATTTGCGGT